GATTGTTGATACCCCAACAGACACAGGAGCACCACTAACTTTCTATTTTAACTGTAATGATTGTGAAGCTTCATTAGTAACACCTACACCAACAGTAGTTCCACCAACCGCAACTCCTACACCTACTGAAACACCAATACCAGCAACTAGTACACCTACTCCAACACCAACAACAGTTGCATCATGTAGTGGTAAACCTTATGTGTTGTCAAATTCATTAACAACACCAAGTTCAGGTGAATCACTTTGGATATCAAATACAACGCCGGCAACAGCATTAAATCTCGTTAATATATTAGGTACTAATTCTTCGGTATTATATTTTAATGAAATTGATAATGATGGAACAGACCAAACAACATACTTTGGAAATGCGGTAGCTACTTCATTTACTGTAACATTATGTCAAAATGGAAATAGTGCAATATATTCAGGTACAAATGGTGCTATGGTATATGACAGTTTTAATTATTCGTATTTTTTAGATTCAACTAGATTATCATTAGTACAAAGTTCGCCTGTTTCTACATTTACATTTGGGGAGGTTTTCTATATAGGTATATTAGTTTCAGGTCAATCGACACCAACTCCAACACCTACATCCACAACAGAACCAACAAACGTTCCAACAGATACACCAACTCCAACACCTGATGCAACAAGTACACCTGAACCTGCAACGGCGACACCAGCACCAACAGGAGTACCAACAGATACACCTACACCAACACCTTTAGCTGCAACAAGTACACCAACACCAGAACCGACAAGTACTGCAACACCTTTACCGGCCACAAGTACACCAACTCCAGAACCGACAAGTACTGAAACACCTTTACCGGCAACAAGTACACCAACTCCTACACCAACGGCGACAGAGGTACCGGCGACGAGTACACCAACACCTACACCAACAAGTACTACAGATCCAAATACATTTAACGTAACTAATGATGGGTCATCTAATTATTTAATAAACGGACAATCAGACCCAACATTAACTTTAACCGAAGGACAAACATATACCTTTAATGTAAATGCAACTGGACATCCATTTTGGATTAAGACAGTAAGTTCAACGGGTACAGGAAATGCATATAATAGTGGTGTAACCAATAACGGAACAGCCAGTGGAACAATAACATTTGTGGTACCATATGATGCACCTTCTACTCTTTATTACAATTGCCAATTCCATTCAAGTATGGCGGGTATTATAAATATAATAGACGTTCCTACAACAAGCACGCCAACTCCAACACCATTACCGGCAACAAGTACTCCTACACCTGAACCAACAGTTGAGGCAACAAGTACACCAACACTGGTACCAACTGATACCCCAACACCAGCTCCAGCCACAAGTACACCAACACCAACACCAACAAGTGGAGGTGCGGGCATGGGATCTTGGTTTTTCTATAGTGATGAGGGTGTTATGAATGCGGGACCACCATCAGGAAATGGAAACGCGTTATTTTGGAATCAGACTAGTGGTACAGAAACGTATAACCCTAACTACACAGGAGGTACATTCCAAATATATTTCGCACCAATAGATAGTACGGGTACTAGTTATGCGACACAATTTAATAGTTTAAGTACGGGCGGTACGATAACATTATCACAAAATGGTGACACTGCAACATATACACTTACTTCAGGACAAGCTACACTTGGGGGTCCTCCGGGCAGCCAATTCTTTCAGATAACCATTACAAGTAATGGAACACAAACTAAAACATCAAACGCACCATTTGTAAGTGGTAGTACAATATCTTTAATAATAAATGGAGTTGGAGGAGGAACACCTACTCCAACACCGACACCAGGTGGACCAACATCGACACCTACACCAACAACCGCACCAACGAGTACGCCAACTCCAACAAGTGCACCAACGAGCACACCTACACCTTTACCGGCAACGGCAACACCTACTCCGAGTGCAACGGCAACTGAAACACCAACACCGGCACCACCAACCGCAACACCAACGGCAACACCAATACCTTCAAATATTATTGTCGCTGCGGGTGGTGTAAACGTATTAAGTTATTCATATGATGGTGGTGATAATTGGACAAATTCATCTAATGGTGCCACATTTATAACTCAACCAGCATTTACGGTAGCAACTGATGGAAATATGTTTGTTGCAGGAGGAACTGCAGGTGGAGGTAACTCAAATTATTTACTTTGGTCTTATGATGGAGATACTTGGTCTGGATCAACAAATGGTAATACAATGTTTAACTCACAAGTAAGAGGTATAGCATATGGAGGTGATAAATGGGTTGCGGTTGGTATTTCATCAGGTGCGGCTAAAATTGCATATTCGTATGATGGTATAACATGGTCAGGTGCTACAAACTCAAATGTATTTGGAAGTACACCATTAGGTGTTGCTTACAACGGAAGTAGATGGGTGGCGACCGCTCAAAAAGGTGGTGGTAACACAAATACAATAGCATATTCTGACGATGGTATAACATGGTCAGGTGCAACAAATAGTTGGACAATATTCTCAGGTACATGTTGGGACGTTGCTTGGGGAGAAGATAAATGGGTTGCGGTTGGTACGGGAGCTAACAGAATAGCATACTCATATGACGGAGTAACATGGACGGGTTCAACAAGTGGAAATAGTAGAATCACAGGTACAGGGCAAGGTATTGCATATAATGGTTCACAATGGGTTGTGGCTGGTCAAGGAACAAACGCATTAGCATATTCATCTGATGGTATAACATGGTCGGGATCTACAAACGGAAACACAATATTCTCATTCTCGGCGTTAAGTGTAACTTGGGCCGGTACTAAATGGGTTGCGGGCGGTGTAGGAGGACCAAATCAATTAGCTACATCAACTGATGGTCTAACTTGGTCAGCAACAACAAATGGTAATACCATAATGAATAATAGAGTTCAGTCATTGGCTGCAAAATATTAAGTAATAGACAAAAAATAAAACTATTTATATAAAAGAAAAACAAACACAAAATGGCAGATCAAAAAATTTCACAATTAAATGAACTTACCGAACCTTTATCGGGAGATATGTTACCAATAGTTAACAATGGAGAAACTAAAAAAGTAAGCGTAAGTAATTTACTAAGTGTCTCAATATATGAGGAAGTAACATATAGTGAGTTATATTCTCTTTTAACAGGTGCAACATTAACACCAGGTAAACATTATTTAATCACAGATTTCAAAACTTGTTACGACCAACCAGATTATGACCACACTGGTAGTGCAATTGAAACGGGTAATTACAAACAAGGTAATGTGGCACCTATACTTGTGTTGGCAACTGATGTTGATAAAATTTCAGAACACGCATATCAACCAGAATATTCAGGTGATACAATACAATATGATCCATATTTTACATCTACTGAAGTTACAGCAGGTGCTGCGTTTGGTAGAATTACATACAGAATTGACGATAAAGGAAATGCTTTTGATTATGACTTTAGAGAAGTTTTATTTAAGAGATATGACGCATATAGTGCCGAGGAAATTTATGACGGAAAAGTAAGTATTAATAGTGTTGGTGTTGTAACGGGTGTAGGAACAAATTTTACAGGTAGAACTACCGGAGAAGTTATAGGTATCGTGAATCCAAATACGGCGTATGGTGTAAATTTTTATGAAATTGTTTCTATTGATTCAGAAACGAGTATGACTGTTACGGGACGCACAATTTATAGTGTCAATAACACTTTCTATACAGACCGCGAAATTGATACTCGAATGTCTTACAAACAAAGCAATATTATTTCTAACACAGGATTTACGGAATACAAAACATTCGTAAGTTATAATAATTGTTTTAACAATACTTGCGGTAATAGAGTTGCAAACACCATAAGTAATGGAGATACTTTCTTACTTTCAAACAATGTTTTCAGAGATAGTCCACATAGAGATAATTCTTTCGGAAGTAATTTTAGAAACAATACCTTTAATGATGATTGTACAAATAATACAATTAGTGGTAATTTCTATGGTAACATAATTGATAATGATTTTGATAACAACACAATATCTTCGGATTTTCACGATAACATAATTATATGTGATTTCACAAATAATATTATTCAAAATGATTTTTTTGACAACAATTTAGGTGATAATGACTCAAATGATTTTGATTATAATTTAATAATGGGATCATTCTCTGGTAATTTTTACACTGGTGACAACTCTTTCGCCAATAACATATTAAAATCCTCTTTTTATGATAACATTATACAAGAAAGTTTTGATGATAACGTAGTTGGTAATTTTTACGATAATGTAATTAAAAATGATTTTAATAATAACACGGTTGGGAATAATTTCTATACAAACATCATTTATCACTCTTTTGATAATAATACAATTGGGTTTGATTTTCACAATAATACATTAGGATCAATTAACAATCAATCAACTTTTGAGGACAATCATATTGGTAATGGATTTAAGGCGAATATAATAGTGGGTCAGTTTGATGATAATAAAATTGGGAACGATTTTGGGGGAAATGAGATTGAAAATTATTTTGAAAATAATAACATTGGAAACGACTTTTATTCAAACGATATAGGATCATATTTTCAAAATAATTTTATATTAAATAATTTTTTTGATAACGGAATAACAGATGATTTTAGATATAATCAAATTGGAAATAGTTTTTATAGTAACAACATCGGTGAAGGTTTTGGATATGGTGGAAGCAATAGTAGAGGTAATGTAATTGGAAACTATTTTAATGATAACACAATTGGGGAATATTTCTATAATAATAATATTGGAGATGAGTTTGAAAACAATACAATAGGTAACGATTTTCAATTTAATAGAATAGAAACTCCTGTCAGTTCTACGGATTTTACCACATATTTAGGAAATCTTACAGACTTTTCATATCCACCAACTTCTGGAACAACAGGAACTTATACTGGTGTAACGGGAACAACCAATAGTATTGGAATAAATGCGGAATTTACTATTGATGTTACAAATAGTTTTGTTGATAATGTTAATATTACAAACATTGGAAAACTATACCTAACTGGTGATACAATAACAATAGCTTCTGGTTCATTTGGTGGAACGAGTGATTTAGTATTAACAGTTGATCAAGTATCACCTACACCTGTTGTATATACAACAGCTAACTCTAATATTGTTAAAAACTTCAACGGAGATTTGAAATTAACATATATTGGTACTAGTTTCGGAATTGTTGGTATATTGGACCCATTTGATTAACGGAAAATAAAACGAAAGAAATATGAGAATATGTATATTATGTGAGGACTCTAAAGTTCAACAAGCAAGAGAAAAAATGAATAATGATAATATCTTAAAAATAGATTTATCACCAACCGGAGAATTACCTTCAACTCACAAATTGTGTGTAATGGCGGTTACGGAAGAAAAGGCTAAACAGATGATGGATTCTGCTGAATTAACTATAATAGAGGCGATGAACCCCAAAGAGTTTTTAGCAAAACATAATTTGAAAAAAATTGGAAAATAATAATTATAAAATTAAAAGGGGATTTATTACACCATCCGAGTCCAAACAAATAATAAATTGGATAGACTCAATTGACCATAGTGGTAATGGTGCTAATCATCATCTTTCGGAATTATCAAAAGAACTAAAAGGTAAAACTTATATGTTTGATATTTCGGATACACCTTTTACAAATTATATTACAAAGTTCCAAGCGGTATCAGATGTTTCAAAAGATAAACTACCTGATTTGATTGATACCATTATTGATAGAATCGCAGAAGAATTTGAATTTCCTAAAAACCATATTTTTTTACAAGCGGTAGATATGAATAGTGGTGGAAAGATAAATCCTCACTATGATGCGGCAGTTGAAGGACATGTTAATTATAAATGTAATATTAGTGTTTTATCAGAGGATTACGAATTATTTTTAGATAAAGATGTTATAAAAATAAATCAAGGTGATCTATACGGATTTGAGGCATCTCTATACAAACATTGGACAAACGAATTCAAATCAAGAAGAGTTTTCCTAAGTTTTGGTTTTATATTACCATACGATGTGGTGGGTAGAACCACAACCGATGTAAGAGTCCGATTAAGTAAAAGAATTGAAAGGTATTTTCAGAAAACAATAGAAACCACCAATTAAAACAAACATAAACAACAATCGGTTCTTAATGTATTTATAACATATGGAATTTCACATAAGACAAGGGGCAACTGACCCAATATTAAAGATGAGAATGATTGACGACGGTAAAAACGATAAGTCATCATTCAATGAAATGTTAGCAAGTGGTACAACAATCACCTTTGAGATGTCTGATGTGACAACGGGTGAACCTATGGTATTAGGATCTGAATGTCTTTTAACCAATAGAACAAAGAAATATAACTATACAACTGACGAATATTATATCACACATAGATTTACAACCGAACACACATCACAAGTGGGAAGGTTTGAGGGTAAAGTAACAATTACGTTTGATAATGGTAATATCCTTATCTTACCCGTTAAAGAAAAATTATACATCAATATTTTTTAATACCCCCTTTTTTAATTATATTTATTAATGTAAACAAGGCAAACTGTGGTTTTCCACAAGCTAATACGTCACATTAAAAAAATATAAAACATGAAAGAGGTTATCTCTCAGGAAGTTATTGAAGGCTTCCTCAATGGTGGCGACGATGAAATGTATATCGTCGGAGTCGAATACGACTATCCCACAAACACAATCTACAAGATTATTCAGGACCCTGAACAAGGGAAAATCATTAAACCTGATACATTTACACCGTTCTTATGGGTAGGTGATTTAACGGGTATGAATTTCTACGGAGATTCAAAGGCAATGCAGAAAAAACGTATGGGTGAGTTTGGTATTCTAATTGAAAAATTGGACACTCACGGTAATGAACGTTTAGAAAATGGTATGACCCATATTGTTAGAAGTATTAAATCTTATACGGATTTAGTATCATTCTTTAGAATGGGTGGATTAAATCCATGGGATGAAAAGTGTAGACATTTATTTACGATCTTAAACCCTGTAGAACAATATCTTATACAGAAGAAAAAAAGATTATTTAAAGGTATTGACGATTACGGTGGAGTTAATCGTTTTGTATTCGATATTGAAACCACAGGTCTTGATCCTGAGACTTGTGTTATCATACTAATTGGAGTTAAGGACAACCGTGGATTAAATGAAACAATTCCCGCGTTTGGTGAAGATGGTGAGAAGAAATGTATTGAAAGATTTTTCCAATACATTAAAGATTTAAAACCAACGATTGTTGCAGGTTATAACTCAGCGTTCTTTGACTGGCCGTTTATATTAAAACGAGCAGAAATTCTTGGTGTTGATGTTGATGGTTTAACACAAATCTTTACATCTCAAGGAATGAAAGAGAAGGAAGGAATGTTAAAACTTGCAAATGAAATTGAACCATACACACAACACGTTATATGGGGTTTTAACATTATTGATATTGCACATTCAGTGAGACGTGCTCAGGCAATCAATAGTGAAATTAAAAGTTGGGGATTGAAATATATAACAACATATTTGGAAAAAGAAAAACCTAATCGTGTGTACGTAGATGGTGCAAAGATTTCCAAAATTTATCTTGATAATGAAAGTTATTATGTAAATCCAAAGACAGGTGGATATAAACAAATTGGAGAACCTGGTACAGAAAATCTAACACAAAAATATCCAGGTAAGTTTGAGATATGGACGGGAAGAAAAATTGTAGAACAATATCTTGACGATGACTTGTATGAGACTATGGTTGTAGACGATAGTTTCTCCCAATCAACATTTTTACTCTCTAAATTGGTTCCTACCACGTATGAAAGAATTGCAACAATGGGAACTGCGACACTGTGGAAAATTATCATGTTAGCGTGGTCATATGAACACAACTTGGCAATTCCGGCAAAAGATGAGAAACGTGCTTTCACGGGAGGATTATCTCGTTTATTAAATGTGGGATACGCAAAGAACATTGTTAAGTTTGACTATTCATCACTCTATCCATCTATTCAATTAGTGTATGATGTATTTCCTGATTGTGATGTTATGGGAGTTCAAAAATCTATGTTAAAATATTTCAGAAACATTCGTATTAAATATAAAAACTTAGCTGGTGAATTAAAGAATAGCGATCCTGTTATGTCTGAAGTATATGATCGTAAACAATTACCAATTAAGATTTTTATCAACGCATACTTCGGTAGTTTATCTGCACCACATGTGTTCCCTTGGGGAGAAATGAATTCAGGTGAAACCATTACCTGTATTGGTCGTCAATGTTTACGTATGATGATTATGTTTTACATGAAGAAGGGTTATAAACCTCTCGTAATGGATACGGATGGTGTGAACTTTGAAACACCTGAGAGTGCAAAAGATGCTGTGTATGTTGGTAAAGGATTAAATGAATTAGTAACCGAAGGAAAAGAATATACAGGTATTGAAGCACATACTGCCGAGTTCAATGATATATTCATGAGAGGTGAGATGGGTTTAGATATTGACTATGTTGCACCAGCTTGTATCAATGTTTCTCGTAAGAACTATATCATTAAGATGATGAAGAAAGGAAAAGAGAAAATTAAATTAACAGGTAATACAATTAAATCTAAAAAATTACAAACATATATTGTTGAATTCTTAGATGAAGGATTAAAGTATTTGTTAAATGGTGATGGTCATTCATTCGTGGAATTATATTACGATTATGTAACGAAGATTTACGAAAAAGAAATTCCATTATCAAAGATCGCAAACAAAGCACGTGTTAAACAAAGTATTAATGAATATAAAAAGTATGTTATGAAAACTACTAAGGCCGGTTCATTAATGTCTCGTCAAGCACATA